AATGCGCGGCTTGTTTCTTGGTGATGACCCCGAGTTTCACCAAGGTTCCCAACGATGCCTTGGGATCATTGGCAATGCTTTGAAATAGCTTGGTGGTGAGTGATGTGGACTTGCCCGTTGCTTGGGAGAAATCCATCACGCCCTGTGTCATATCCTGCAACCCCTGTTGCGCGCCCCCCTTGCCGAACAGGGCCGTGAGATCCACCGCGTTTTGGAGCTTGCCCGACAGTTGCAACACGGCCTCATCATCTTCACCGATGCTGTTGCCGAATTTCTCACTCCACGTTTGCATGCCCTCGAATGACAGCGCGCCCGCGTCGGCGTCTTTCTTCCATGTTTGCAACACACCATGCACAACCGCGTTGGCGTCCATGAACGAATTGACAGCCATCACGCCACCGGCCACCAACGGGGCGGTGAGGCCCACGGTCATGGACTTGCCGACGCCCACCATCTTTTGGCCGGTGGCCGCCAGCTTGGTTGAGAGTGTTTGGTTCATCTTGTCAATGTCGCTCGTGGCGCGCTGCACCCCGGAGACATCCCCGGTATAGCGAATCTTCAGATCCTTGATCTCGGCCATCTATTCGCTCGCCCACCCTTGCAACGTGATGATCTCCCGCAGGGCCGCCGAGACGCGCGCGGCGATTTCCTCGCGTTCCTCCATCACCGCGCGCCATGCGAACCGGCCGGTGTCGTTGGATTCAATGCCGGGATACTTGTTGAACCCCTCCCATTTGCCGCGGGTTCCCCATTCCGCGCCCGCGGCATACGGTTGCCTGTTCGCCACCATCGCGGAGACCCCCGCGGTTCGGATCGAATATCCCGCGCTCAATGCCCCCGACCGCACCGGGGCGTATCGGCGCGCGGCCGCGATAACGGGTTCCCCGGCCGACTTCAACCCATGCCGCAATTCCTTCTCCGCACCGGTTTGGGACTTCTTCAACGCGCGCCGGAATTCGTTGAGGTTTGCGATGGTGACAGCGGGGCCGCGGGTGGTTGCCACCGGATCACCCCCCCGCCATGCGCGCGGCCAACCGTTCCTCACGCGCGGTGGCCTCCTGTTCTTTTCGAACGTCCAACATGGCGGCCAGGGTGTCCACATCCATCGCCATCAACTCACCGGGGGTGTATCCCCACTCAATGGCGAGGATGGCAAGTTCCCGGTGCGCACTAAAGGGGGACCATCCAACGGGTTCACTTCGATCTCACCCTCGATGTGTTCCACCCATTGGTCAAAGTCCCCCCACGGGGTGGCGTGCGCGCGCCACAACATGCGCCACGCCAGGAACGCAATCCATTCCTCGCGCAACACATGCGGGTCGGGGCGGTCTTGGTCGAGATCCTGCATGACGGTGGCCGACAGGCCGAACCGCCGTTCGAACGCCACCCGATCCGGCAACGGCGCAAGCTCCCCCTCGGCATGCTCTTTGGTGCCGTCATCCATCACCACGGTGATTCCGAAACGCGGCATGGCTCATCCCCCTTGCCCGAACCGTTGTGGATCTCGATGCCCCCCGCGTTGGTTAGTAGGAGGCCACCGAGTTGATCACCGTTGCGGTCATGGCCGCCCCGGTGGGTTTCTTGACCCGGCCGTTCAACGTCAATTCGGCGGGGCCACCGGAAGGATCCATCTCGGGGTAATCCGCCAGGAACCCGATCCGAGTGGATGCAATCTGAAGATCATTGGACGCGTCAATGGTGAACTTGCAATCGGCCGACCCGTACACCGGGGTGCCAACCGCCGATGTCCCCCCGGCCGCACCCGTGAGGATCTTGCGCCACTCCACCGACGATGACGGCATGAGGTTCAATGAATATTCAATCTCCTGCATGGCAACCGCTTGATCATCGGGGAGTGTGGACACACTCAACGGCACGGCCACCAGATTGTTGTTGATGGTGATGGTGCCACCCGTGATGGCCGCCACCGCGGGGGTGGTGGATGATGTGTCCACCTTGAATATCCCGCCCGGGGGGATAAACCGAGATTGTCCGTTCTCGTCGTTGGTGGCACTCCACGCCGCGGTGTAGCCCGTCCATGTGATGCCCGCCAATTCCATTTCAACCTCAAGGGGTTCGCGCTCGTTCCATGTGATGGATAGGCGGTTCACCTTGCAATCGGCAATCGAGTGGTACTCGGTGTCGAGTTGGGTGAACACCGTGAGGTATGGAAGGTCCGATGCCGGGGTGATGGCATGGGTGTAGGGGCCGGATCCGCTCACCGAGTCTCCGCCCAACGCGGCGTACAACAGCAACCCCACCGACTTTGGCCACGCCCGGGTGACACATGCCGCGCCGGGGTTCACGCCCAACCGATTCTCATCGCCCGAGATCCTCGATGAGAACGAGATGGAATCTGATTCTTGGTCAATCTCCACCCGCAGGATAGAGCCCGACCGCACCCCCAACCCGTACGTTGCCGGGGATACCCCCGCAACGCCCTTGGCCGATTGCTTGGAAAGACCGATCCCCGCAATCCGCTTTTGAAGAACCGTCATTGGCTAGCCTTCCCCGATTTCTTCATGGTCACGAGTGCGGGGAACGCGTCCATTGCCTGTTGGCATGCATGGGCTTGGCGTTCGGACTTAGGCCGCACCGCACCGGGGCCTAGCTTCTCGGTGTATAGCTCACCCATGAACACGTTTGACACCGTGACCTGTTCGGCAAATTCGAACGTCTCCGCCATCGGACCTATGGTTGCGGGCCTGTCACGCCAACCATGAGCGCGAGGCCACGAATACCATCATCTCCAACGCGCGCCCGGTGTTGGTGACCCCGCTCCGCCGTTCGATCCGTGTGACCTCGGCATCCTCCACGGCCCCACCCAACGTGCGGTCATTTATCACCGCGGTCTCAACGGCCGCACACAAGGTCATGCCGCGGTCACGCAGGGTTTCGTAATCGTCCCCGGGCAACGATGTGAACACCACCACCCGCAGGTCGAACCGTTCTTCGCGGCCACCCGCGGGCATGAATTGGCTTGAGAGATCCGAGACCTGTTCAACGGATGCATCCTCGGAAACCCACACGGCCTCGGTTCCCAACAGGGTGCCGGGGTCGCCCAAGCCCACCGGCACCCCCGCAGGCACGGCCGATGTGATGGCCGCTAACAGCCCATCCTCGGCGGACGCCAAGGTGGTTGTCATGCTCACCCGACCGGCACCCCCCTGCGCGAGAATTGCGCCAGGGCCGCGTCCACCGATGGGATCCCGGTGGGACCGTCACGCCCCGCGATGGTGAGCCGATATCCGCCGATGTCCGAAAATATCGCGGTGGCCCGCCCCTCATCCAACGGCCCTTCCAACAACAGGGACTTGGCGTATTTCATGGCCTCGCGCTTGATCTTGGCGGGCGTTTGGCGCAGGCCGTATTCGGTGAGGATGGTCACGGTTGCGAATGACCATGACCCGATCACCAACCGCAACGTGGTGTCGGTCCCCAACACCACATCGGCCACATCGGGGGCCGTCGCCCCGGACGGCACCGCCACCGACACAAGCTCATGCAGGTCATGGGTGCCGCTCCACAACACCGCGGTGCCGGATCCGGGGAGTGTTTGCCGCTTGCCCTTGGGCCGGAACGCCCGGTGGGTGACCTCATCACCTTCAAAGACATCTTCCACCGCGTCTCGGATCTCTTTCAACACCGCGGTGGGGTAGTTCGTGGTGTCTGCGAACGGTGCATAATAGTCGCGCAGATCCGCCACGGTGAAGATGAACCCCCCGACCAATTCGAACCCGGTGGTGCGCGATTGCCCGTTGGGCCATGACCATGCCACGTCATATTGGTCGAGCGTTTCAAGGTCGGCCGGTAGTGTGGCTTGATACTCCCCGGTGCCGGTGCGCGAACCGGTGAACCCCGCGACGGTCGCGCCCGCCGAATCGGTGACCGCGACGGTTGGGGCCTCGGTGCCGTCCACGTCTGCGGGCGCGCCGTCCGAATCGTATGACGAAAGCGTGATTACGCCACCGGCATCACGCAACAACCGTTCCATCACTCACCCCCCGATGCCCCCGAGGTTATGTCCGGTGTCACTCCACCCGCGGTGGCATCGGTTCCGATGCCCGCGGCAGATTCTTCCGGGGTGACGGCACCCGCGCCATGCTCGCGCGCGAACGATGGCGGGGCCGCGCTCACCGATCCACCGGCAAACCCGATAGCACCGGCATCAACCGCCATCACCGTGGCCAACGTCGCGGCCCCTCCGGTGATTGTCATTTCCCCCGGCAAAATCTCGAGCGCGGCCGAAGTGGTGATGGCTTGGCCCGCAAGCGTTATCAGACCGCCGGCCACGTCGAGCCCGACCCCGAGTGTTAGTGATTCCCCCACCAACGCCAACACGCCGGGTGTGTCCACGGTCACGGTGGTCGGCACGCCAAGGTCAATGGTTCCACCGGTCAAGGTGAGCGCGCCCGCGCCCACCGCCATCGTGGAGATCACATCAACGGTCTGCCCCGCCAACCCGATGGCCCCGGGGACATCCACCGAAACCGTCACGCCGCTTTCGGCGGTGACGGTGGAACCCATCAAGGTGAGCGCGCCCGTCGATGTGGCAAGCGTGGTGGTGAAGGTGACGGCCGCACCCGCGAGCGCGAGCGCGCCGGGGGTATCAACGCTCACCGTGGTGCCGCTACTCCATGAGCGCGCGTATTCGAGCATGACGCCCGACAGGCGCGCTTGGCGCGCCGATGACACCGTGGTGTATCCCCACCGGATCTTCACGCCGGAAAGCGTTGAGGTATCCCATCCGCCCCCAGGCCGCGCCAACACCTTGCGGTAGTAGCCCAACACCGTGGTGGAACCCGAATAGTCAATGGCGTTGTCTATGGTGTCGATGGCGGTACCACCCGAATCCACTACTTGGGTTTTCACCGTGAGGGATGACGGTTGTGCCGTGCTGTTGGAAAACCCCCCGATCATGCCGATGACGTCCCACACGTTGGATCCATCGGGGTCACCCACCGTGAATTCGGCATACGCGGTGGTGTCGGTGGCGTCTTGCGTCACATACGTCGCGGTGTCGGGGGTGCCACCGTTCCAATCGTCCACCTTTTGAAACAGATTGGACGTGGCCCCGCCCTCATCCTTGATCACACCGCCGAGGTTGTCGGTGCCTTCCCCCGTTGGATACAGGGGCAAGACGATGTGGGGGCCAATCGGGGCATCACCCGCCGTTGCCGACAACACAAAATCTTGGAACCACACGGTTGGTGTGCCATCGCTCGTGTTCGGGGTACCAACGCGCCACGCGGTGACGCTCGCGGCCGACTGCCCGGTACGAACGGCTTGTGTTTGGGCGGCCTCATCAACCCACCAATCCGCGGTGTACGTGGAATCACTTGTGTTCACCGACACATCAACCAAATGCCAATCGCCATCACACAATGACGCGCCGGTTGCTTGATACGTACCACCGAAGAACCCCATGCCGAGCGTGCCATCGGTGTTGATCCGCGGCCGTAATGGGCTAGATGGCCCGGACATATTGATGATGACAGTCGCGGTGCCGGGTGCGCTCGCGCACCGGAAGTAGAAGCTCAAGACGTAGGTTTGTGTCCCCCCGATCACACGTCCCACGTTGGTGGCAACACCACTCCCATACACCAACTTGATCGATGCAATATGGGCCGCGGTGCGCTTGGTCGAGATATCGAAACTGATGCCACCGGTGTTGTTCACCACATCGTATGAGCCGATGAACCCCGACCCCGCTTGCGGTGATTGCTTGGTTTGGTGGGCGTACCCGTCAAGATCAATGAGGGTGGGCATCGCGCGCCCCCCCGATCACGTCACGGTGCTTTGGAAAAGGCCGTTGGCCCCCGGGGCGATGGTGAACGTGTTGCCCGAGGCAATACCCTGCGCGCCGCAGTCAATGTAGCCGTACAACGGTTTGGCCGGGGGGCCGGTGGTGTTGGTGTCGTCATGCAACACCGCGTGTTGGAACGTGAGCGTTCCCCCCGAGGCCGTCCATGTGATGGGATCACAATCGAACGTGGTGACGTTGCCGGTGGCGTTATAGCTCACCGTCTTGTTCGCCAGGGCCTCCCCGTTGGCGGTGTATCCGCTTGCGGTTGAAAGCTCGTTGGTGGCATCGGCAAATGCCTCATTGGCGTCAATGCTTGGCGAATAGGTGGCGGTGTGCAGCGTCATCCGCAAGGTGTTGGACAGGTAATCGGTTCCCCCTGCGTCGGCGGCCGATTCGCCCCCGAACACGTTTGCCCCGAGTTTGCCGAACAGTTGCATGGTGGCCACTATGCACCGGCCTCCACATATCCGAACCGCTCGATGGTGTGGGCCGGATCCGAGGCACACACGCCAACGAACCGGTATGACGTGCCTTTGTATGTCCGGGTGCAGGTCATCGGCGCGCCGCACGTCGGGCAGGGGGAGACCCGCACGGTTGAGTGTTCCGGGGCCTTGGCGTCTTTGAAGGCCCCTTTGGCCCGCTCATACGGTGAACGGATCTTGGGCAACTACTCCCCCTTGGGTTTGGGCGGGGTGGCGGTTTTCTTCGGCCGTCCGGGCTTGCGTTTCTCCCCGGGGGCCGCGGTCGCGCGCTCCACCGCGGGCTTGCCCACGGGTTCCACGTAGCCAACCTCGATGGCACGGGCCGCAACGTCATCTTCAAGCGTGATGACATCCCCCGCGGCCGGGGGTTTGGGAAGGTACGCCAGGGCCAATGGATACAACACCCGAACCTTCATGGCGTACCTTCCCCCTCCCCCATTACGTTGCGCTGTTTCGGTAGAACTTGACCGCCGATGCCGATCCGTTCACAACCTGGCGGCCGTCCGTGCGGATGATCGCGCGGAAGGAAACCAAGTCGTTGGCGAACGCGAAATCGTCGGAGCGTTCGAACCGTACGCCGTCCACATCACGGATGGTGTAGAACAACGAGAAATCACCGAACGCGATTGAATAGGCGTTCGCGGCCATCACGGCAACATTCGGATCCGTGACCACGGGCCGCCCCAACAACAGATCCGGTGCGCCCGCCGACAGGCCGGGTTGCCACAAGAAATTGCCCAACCCGGTCCCCCCGGTGTCGTCACGGATCTTCCGCACGATGGCGAGCGATAGGTCGTTCATCAACCATGTGCCGTTGCGCCGATAGGCCGACACAACCGAGTGGTACAGATCAATGAGATCACCCCCGGTGACCGTGAGCGTTTGGCCGGTGGTGCCTGTCTTGCCAACGGTGGGTGAGTTTGCAACCCCTTGCGGTTGTGACGTGCCGGTGCCTGTCACGAAGTACGTTCCGGTGACGGTGCCAAGGGCGAGGCCCGCGGCCCGCGCGATGTACCCCAACAGGTCAATGGCGGTGTCTTGGATCAACTCCGTGGACAGTTGGATCAACTGTCCGAACTTGTATGCCGACAGGGTCACTTGATCGAACACCGGATCCGATTCGGACAACGCGTTGGCCTCCGTGACCAACACCGCGGCCCCGTGGCCGGTGGTCTTTGGCACCAACAAGTTCTCACCGCTCGATGTGGTGAGGATGGTGGCACCCGTTTGCCGCACGGCCGCGGCCTCGATCATGTGTTCGTACAGGCGCGCCACGAACCCCGTGGGAACGGTGTAGCCCCCTGCGGCGTCCGAACCCTTGGTGAGATCACGGGCCTCCATGCCGCGCGAGCGCAACACCGCGGCCTTGGTGGCCGAGTCAATCGAGAATCGCAACGCCCGCGGTTGCCACACGTCCGAATCGGGCAACGCGGCGCGCAACCATGACCGCATTTGCTCGTCGAGGTCTTTGGTGGGCGGTGTCTCGTCGGGCCGGATCACGGCCTCAAAGCGCGCGCGCTGCTCGTCGGCCACCTTGGCCTGTTCGGCCGTGGCCAGGAGTGAGTCCACCCGCGCCCCGAGGGCGTCAATGTCGGTGTTGATCCGTTGGTGTTCGGCCTCATCCTCGGCCGACCATACGCCCCCCGCGGCCTCAACCGAGGCCACCAAAGCCTGTTGTGCATCCACGGCCTTGCGCCGCTTTTCGTACACCGACTTGATCAGTTCGTAAAGGTCACTCATACGCCGTCATTGCCTCCCCCTGGCGTTGTAAATCCTCCTGCGCCGCGGCCAACGCCGCGGCGGCCTGTTCGTGGGGGGTGGGAACGGTGGCGTTGGCAATCGTGGCGGCCGTGTTCGCGGTGCCAAGGGTTGCGGTGGCCATGTTTCCGGCCCGGTAGATTCGCGCGTCAAACGGAATGTGTCCGGCCGCGGCCGCGGAACGTAGGCCAACGGTGGTGGTGGGGTAGGCCGGAAAAACCACCGGCCCGAATTCAAACAACTCGATCTCGTTGATGGTGCGGGTGGGCGGATCCTCGGCCATATCCCATGCATCGTTGATCACCCGGAATTGGATGCTCATGCCGTTCACCGATCCGGTGCGAATGGCCTCCTTGAGTGTGTCGTTCAACGGGGTGCGGTTGAGTGGCGTTTCGGTCCACAAGCCTTGTGGCCGCGGTTCGATCACCGCGGGCTTGCCAATGGGCAACTCACCAAACACCGGATCCATGCCGTGATTGAATTGGGAAGTGATGGCCTCGGCCTTGTCGCGCACCGTCTTGTTGAACGCCCGGTGGGAGATCCGCTCGATGAACGTGCCTTCCCAATCCTCGATGGCGGCCCATGTGTCAAAGACTGCCGCGAATCCCACCAACGTGTTGCCATCGCCCCCGAGGCCCGCGCGAGTGGAGGCCAAATCCCAATATGCCAACACGTTGTCACGCTTGGCGCGCTCGCGCAGGGCCTGTTCGGCTTGATCCATCGGGGGTATGGTTGCGGGCCTGTCACGCCGCGGCGTACCACTCCCCGAAGGCTTGGCGGGCCTTGAGTTTGTAGGCCCACTCACGGCATGCGGCGTATTCCATGAAGTCGGCATCCCCCCATTTGGCGTACAACGCCACGGCCGTGCGCCAAAACCGAATGGTGTGGGCCTCGATCCGTTTACCCCTGCGTCCGCGGGTCCGGGTCAAGTAATGGGCCAACTCATGCAGCACCACTAGCTGCACATCCCACACATCGGTGCCTGCCGTGATGTGGATCTCACGCCCGTCCCACGTTGCATGGCCCGATGAGAGACGCCCACGCCCGTTGTACCACGTCACGGTTGGTGTCCGGCGTCGGTGGTCGGCACACACTTGAGAGATCAACAGCAATGCCCAATCCGGGGGGCGTGAGGTTCGGGGGGGTTTGCGTTTCATACCTCCATTCTAAAAATCGGGTCGGTGCCAAACCCCTGCACCGCATGCCAAACGCCCACCCGCACCCCCGTGGCCTGCGGCGTTGGGGGCCGGAAAAAATGCTTGACACGCCGTGACCACCGCGTTTGGCATAGGCCGAGGGCGGTTTGGCATCACGGATGTGTTGCGTCACCGCGCGCGGAAAAAATTTCTAGGCGGGTTCTCCGGGGGCGGTGGCCGCGGGGGGCGGTGTCGGCATCGGCGGGGCCGCGCCCACCACCGTCAAATTGGAGGGGAACAGGAAATCGTCAAGCCCATCGGAGGGGGGGAGATCTTCAAAGGTGCGGATCTCGGCGCGCGACAGGTATCCGTTTTGGATGGCCGATGCATACGCGGCCGACTGCGCCACCGAATCGCCCCGCAACAGCCCGCGCACGTTGAACTTGATGAAGGAACCACGCGGCATCAATTGTGAAAAGGCCGTTTCCAAACGCCGGATCCGCGGCAACAGGCCCAACCTATACCACCCGAGGAATTGCTGTTCCACGCCCGTCCCCCATGAGCTTTGTACCTCCATCTCCCCGATCATCACCGGAGGTACCCGGAACAGGCGCGCGATTTCGATCACTTCGAACTTGCGGGTTTCGAGGAATTGAGACTGTTCGGGCGTCACCGAAATCGTGTTCCAATGCGCGCCACCCGCAAGGATGCCGGGTTTGTGGGCTTGGTCGGTGCCACCGTGGCGCGCTTGCCATGCCTCGGCCATGGCATCAACGGCCTCCTGGGCTTGGCCTGTCGGCATCGGGGGCATCTCGATCACTCCGGGCATCTGCATGCCTTGGGCGAACAGCTTTGCCCCCGTCTTTTCGGCGGCCATGGCGAGGCCGATGGTTTGGCGCGCGGTGTCAATCGGAGACAGGCCGCGCAAACCGCCGTTGTTGAAGGCTTTGATGTGCAACACGTCACCGCCCGGGTTGTCGGGGCCGTAGCGTGACAGGGGCGTTGAGCCGTCCCACACGAACGATGTGCGGCCGTTGGCCGCGGCCTTCACGTCCACCCGTTGCGGATGCAGCGTCCAAAGTTCGGAGGGGAACCCCATTGCATCGCGCGCGGTGATGAGGATGAACGCGTTGCCGTCCATCTCAAGGCACGTTTGCGCGCGTTCGATCAGTTCGAACCATGTGGTTTCGGGGTTGGGTTGGGCCAACCATCCCGGGGGCCGCGGCATCGGCTCGCGCACCGATGGGTTGCCCACCGCATACCGAACGGCATCGGCGGGCAACGCCCCCACGGTTTCGGAATTCAAACGCACACATGCGAACACCGCGGTGAGCCGTAAAGCGTTGTCTTGAGTGACGGTGACGCCAGCATGGACGGGTTCGGTTGGATCACCGCCCTGGCCCCAAATGGCCATCTTGTCCAACGCGCGGCGTTCGCGGCCCATGAGCTTTGCAAGGAATCCCACGTTGCGCTCACGCTACGGGTTGCGTCACTCTTGGGTGGCGGTGGCGCATGGCGGTGACACCCAATTGGCGGGCCACTACATCAACCCGAGGGCCACCCGGGGTGGTAATCCGGTCGGGGTGCGTGGCCGACGTCATGCGCCACCCCTTCAAAGGGTGAAGAACGCGGGGCGGGTCACGTCGGCCTCAAGGTTGGTGACGTGGGCCGCGATGGCGAGGGCGATGAGGGCGTCAATCGGCCTGCGGCCTTGGGCGTCTTTTTGCAGTCTCCACCCGCGTTCGGTTTGTTTGGTGATGCCCGCCAAGACTTGCGCGCGGAGGTCCGGGTCTCCATCGTGGGCCAACAGCCGTTCATGGATCATCCGGTACAGGGTGGCCGATGCAATGCTCATGGCCTCGGGTGATTGCGGCACCTCCACCATCGGCGCGCCATCGGCGGCCAGGATCTCCGCCGATCTTCGGAAGCTCCACGGGTCATACCCCACCGCGTGGACGTTGTACGTTGCGCACACGTCACGGACGACCTGTTCCACGGTGGCAAGGGGCAACGATTTTGACCCCCCCGGGGGCCGCAAGATGTGCGCTTTGACCGCATACCCCGGCCCGTAGCGGCCGAGGATCACGATGCCGGTGGTGTCATGACGCACGCCCACGTCCACGCCAACCCACACATCCGCCCCGGGGTCAATCGTGACGCCGCGGGTGAACAGCACATCCCACGCTTGGGGTTCGATCCACGGTTCTTCGCCCTCGGTCCAAATGCCGCATGCGAACCGCAACCATTGCCACGGGGTGGTGGATGGCGAATCGTGCCGACGCCGCAGGGCCGCGGTGGTTTGCCACGGTGCCGGGTTCGCGCGCTTGACCACCGCCATGTTGTGAACGTTGGCGTCTTGATCCAACGCCCACTCATGCCATGCGAACGCCCGATCCGCGGAGACAACGTGCCGGTATGCCCCGCGGCGTTTCATCCCGGGCAGGGCATGGGCTTGCGTGCGCAACTCGCCCAACGGGGAATCACCCCGTGACCCGGCCGTGGAGATTGTGACCATTTGCCCCCCGCGCAACGGGTCGAGGCCGTCGCGCAACGTTCCGTACACCGCGGCGGTCTTGTGGCGGTGCAGCTCGTCCACCAACGCAAGGGTTGGTATCACGCCATCGAACCGATCTTCATCGGCCGCCAACACCTTCAACAGCCCGAAGAACTCTTTGGGGTTGGACGCGTCCCCGGGGAACCGTCTACGGATCTCACGGTAGCCACGCAACACCCGGATCTGCGTTTGCAGGAATTCGGAACGCTGCGCGAACCCCCGCGCTTGGTCGAATATCCACATTGCTTGGTCGCGCGAGGCCGCCACCACCGCGCACATGGCGTTGTCGGTGGTGGTCAAGTGGTACAACGCAAGTGCGGCCAACAACGTGGACTTCCCATTCTTCTTCGGGATCACGATCACGGTTTCCGTGACGCCCTTGAAGTAGTCCGTGAGCATGGCCCGTTCGAACGCGTGCAGCTTGAAGGGCGTTCCATCCTCCACGCTCAACCTTGCGGCGAACCGTTCGAATGCGCGCAGGCTAGGGGCGTCCGGCACGGATCAACACCCCCTCACCGAGAACCGTACGGATCCGCGCGTTGTCATTTCCGGCATCAACCCGCTCGAGCGCGCCCACCGGGCCGGGGGCCGGCTTTTCATTTCCCATGACAAAACCGGTATCCCTCCCATTCGGA